AGAATGGGGGACGGTGATACATACCCGTTTTTATTAGATACTGGTAGTGCAGCAAATTGTATTTATATCATGTATTCAATGACTAGTTCTAGTATTGTTAATGATGTACCTTAATTTAGAATGATTCTAAATAATTTGTTATATTAGTAGTATGGCTAAGTATAGTGATATTATAGACGAATTTAAAACGGTTGCGGAGGCTTTTGCTTCCGTTAACTATTTTATATACAATAGAGTTAGTGAGGTTAATGGGCGTAAGCAAGACAAAGATTACCCTATGATTTTGGTTAACTCTTCACCAAATATGTTAAGAGGCGATGCTAACAACAGTTTTTTACCTCGCGGTAAGCAGTTTACCTTTAATTTCTTCTGTTATAATACTTTCAATAGAGTTGATAAAGAAGCGGAAACGCTCCAAGAAAGACAATCAACAGTAGATAATATTTTAGACCAATACATAGCTGAGTTAATACGTAGAAATATTGACGGCTCTAACGGGTTTAGCATAATAGAAAGCACTTCTTTAAGTGGGTTTTTGGCTCACGATGTGCATAATGATAAATTAGTACAGTCTACTTATACGCTTACTGTTGAGTTAGATTCTGATTGTGTAACTGGTACATTTGTTTACTAATGGAAGTAGATTTTAACAAAGTAGGTAAATTAATAATAGCATCCTTGCAAAAGGAGCTTATAGGTCAAGGTCATAAGGCTACGGGTAACTTAGTTAACTCTTTTGAGCAAAGGGTTGTTAAAATGCCTAATAGTTTAGCTTTAGAGATTCTAATGGATGACTACGGTATTTACGTTAACGAGGGTAGAAAGTCAGGAGGTAAGAAAGTACCTATTGCTGTATTAGTTGAGTGGATAGAAAGGAGAGCTATTGTAAATGGGGATAAAGAAGTTAAAAGCTTGGCGTTTGCGATTCAACAAACGATTCACAAAGAAGGAAGTCCGACTTCGGGTAGTTTTAAGTTTTCTTTTAATGGTCGTAGAGATGGTTTTATTGATTTTGTCATTGATCACGAGTTAGACGGGGCTTTAGAAGAGCTAGAGCAAGAGGTTTTTGAAGGTTATGATGAAGCAATAGCCGAAATAGTAAAAGATTTTAATAAAAATAATAAGTAATGGCTATTACAATAACAAGTACACAACCTGTATCGGAGTTAAACCCAGTTTATTTACCTATTGTTTACACGTTTGATAGTGATAATGTAAACATAGAGTATTGTATTGTTGAGGTGTTTATTGATGATGTTAGACAAGCAGCGGTTTCAGTACAGCCTGATTTAGGTACTTCTGATGAATTTACTTTAGATATTAGTGGAATAGTACAGGAGTTTTTAAGCACTACACTAAATACTTTAGGCTCTAACGGGTTTAACTTCTCTAATGATGGTAAAGCTAACGTTAAACTAAGGCTTTACGAGGCTTACGATAACTCAGGAGTATTAACTACTGCTTATGATCCTGATAATAGTAACAATTTAAGTTATGATGCTATTAGTGATTATATTGTTATTGCTAATTGGGTAGAAGGTCACTTTGATTTAGCAAGTTATACTTATAACGACTATGAGTTTGAAAACGCTAGAACAGGTACAAAGTTTTTAAGCTTATCACCGTTAGTTAAAGAAATTGAACTAGGACAAAATGAGTTTTTAGGAATTGGCAGTTATGATTCTGCTGGGTTAAAAGATTACTCTATTGAGGTGTTGACTTACGATAGTTCAGACGCTTTATTAAATACTGATACAATTGCTTTAACAGAGTGGAATACTGGTTACGCTCAATTAAATGATGTTATTGATGATGTTTATATGAATGTCGCAATAGGTACACAGAATTTAATTAATGAGGGTATAAGCTTAACTAATGTTGCTTACTACACTGTTAAAATGATTAATGTTAGTGGTGATAGGTCAGAAACTAGAAGATATAATATAGTAGAGGCTTGTGATAAAGACGTTAGGGTACATTGGTTTAACAAGTTTGGACAGCAAGAAAGCTATACATTTAAAGGTAATGAGGTAGAAGTTGTTAGTACTAAGTCTACAAGCTTTGAAAAGGCTTTAGGAACAACGTATAATAGCTCAGACAGAGGTACAACTACTATCCAAAACGTAAGAACAAATGAGTTTACGGCTTACACTAAAACAGTAGGGCGAGATACTTACCAATTTGTACTAACTGCTTTAGATAATAACGATGCTTATGTAGAGATAGCCGGTAATTACTTCGCTATTACATTAGACGATATTTCAGTAGTTAAGGTAGATGAGGAAAATATTCCAATTCAATTTGGTTTAAAATATAGATTATCTAATAGATACAAAGGTTTAAGAGGATGAATCAAGTAGTAATAAGAATTATAGATACTGATAACAATGTTTTAGGAGATTTAGATTTAACTAACCTCTCTGACTTTCCATTGGTTATTACTAAGGGTATTGTTAATCTTGATAATCTTAAAACTAGAACAGGTACTTATACAAAAACGTTTAAAGTACCTAATACTAAGAATAATTCTACTTTACTTTCTAACGTTGATAATATTAACTCTAGAAAGGATTACAGAGACGCTTTGAATAGAAAGCCTTGTGTTATCTTGGTTAATGGTGCTGAGGTTGAAAGGGGGTTTGTACAAGTTTCTAAAGTTCGTGATGGTTTTACTTTAGACTCTTTTGAGTTGGTGTTTTTTGGTGATAATATTGACTGGGTTAAAGGAGCTAGTGAGTTAAAGGTTAATGAAATTAATTTTGCTAATAATACTCAGGTAGTAAGCGAATCAAATATAAACACGTATAACGCTAGTGATTCTGGTACGTACGACATAGCTTTTCCTTACATATCAAGAGGTGGTAACCAATCGACTCCAGATAGTACTGTAAATGATTACTATCCTGTTTTTTATTTAAGAAGGTTACTAGAAACTGGTATTAATCAGTTGGGCTGGAATGTCAACAGTAGTTTTATCTTAGATGCAGATGTTAAAAGGTTAGTATGTGACTTCCCTTTAAACTTTATTGTTACTGAGGCTGATGTAGAGGCTACTAGGGTTAGAGCAGAAAAAACCAATGCAGACCAAACAGTAACATATAGAAACGAGGTTAAAGTACAATTTAATGACGATAGTACACCTCCTAATAAAGATAGTGGTGGTAACTACAATAACTCAACTTACGAGTATAATGTACCTAATACTGCTAATTATAATATCTCTTTTACATTTGGAGCTTCTAATGTAGTTGGTACTGGTGATTTATCAGGTTGTACGGTTAAATTAGTAAGAGTTAGTAATGGTGCTGTATTAGCTTCTCAAGAGGTTAACGGTGGTGCTGCTAATACTAGAAGTGTTGACTTTAACAACGTATTCTTAACTGCTGGCTGGGATATTGCTATTTATGTTTTAGCTGACTTCACAGGGTCTAGTGCTATTACTTACGAAGATTTTGATATACTAGGAAATGATCCTAATAACCCTACTTTTTTCTCCATTCAAAGAAAGGCAGATTTAGAAGATGGTGATATTTACCTTCTTAGTGATGTTATACCTGATGATATTCATTTACTAGACGTTATTAATGATTTCACTAGAATGTTTAATATTTATTATTGGACTGATATTAAAAGTAAAACTGTCTACTTTGAGCCTAGAGATTCATTTTTTAAAGCTTCTTCTAGTGCTTTAGATTGGACTAATAAACTTGATATTAGCAATAAGTACGAAGTAGACTATGTAAGTAGTTATAAGAGAAGTATTAAGTTTGGATATAAAGATTTAAATAATGATACTTGGTTAAAAGAGTGGCAAAACAAAAACAAGAGAAAGTACGCTGAATACATTCATACTTTACCTGATAGATTTGGAGAGGGTACGACTGAAATAAAACTAGATTTATTTAGTGCTGGTTATGGAATCCAAGCCGATGAGGTTACTCCTGTAACTAATGGTACTTATGTTGATGATGAAAAACCTATTACTATTAGAATATGGGATCAAAAAGAAAACACTCCACAACCAGAAGAAAGGATAAGTAGTTATAACTCTAAAATCTATTTATTTAATAACGGTACTCAAACTAGCTCAGGCGGTATTGATAGAAGGATAAATAAATTTGGTACTGATACAACTACAATACCTTACGGTATATTTGAAACGTACTCAAATGTTACGAGTGATATTAATTTAAGCTTTACGGGTACAGATGGTTTATTTAGTACTTACTACTCTAATATGCTTAAGAACATTGAAGAGGGTGGTAGATTAGTAGGTTATTTCAACTTAACTAATGTTGATATAGAGAACCTAGACTTCAGAAAGTTGGTTTATATTGATTACCCTGCAAATATTAAAGGTTATTACTTAATAGAAAGTGTAATTGATTACAATCCTATTATAAATAAGTTAACTAAAGTTAGTTTATTCAAGTTTGAAAACTTAGGAAGTGTCCCTATTGATGGCACTCAGCAGGGTAATAACTCAGATGAAGAAGATAATAGTAACCAAACTCCAGTTTTAGAGCCTATTTATGTTCAAGATGGAGCACAAATTGTAGAAGTTTGGATAGAAAACCCAATAACAGGAATATTAGAACCAGTTTATAGATAAGATATGGCAGATAAGGTAATAGCGATAAAGGTAGATGTACAAGGGACTACTGAACAACAAAAGAAGTTAGCTAAATTAGAAACAGAGGTTAAAAAGTTAACTAATAGACGTACGGAGTTAAACAAGGCTGTAAAAGCAGGTACTATAAGTCTTGAAAAATACGGTAAAGAGATAGCTAAGGTTAACACTAAGTTAAAAGCTAACAGACGTCAAATGTTAGTTCTTAGGGAGAATATACTAGGCTTAGATTCATTTACTAAAAAACTAGGTAAAAGCTTTTCTAGGCTAGGTACTTCTGTGGGTGCTGCTTTTGTAGGTTTATTTGCAATACAAAAGATAGGTCAACTTTTCTCTAGTGCTATTGACACTATAAAGGAGTTCGAGCAACAAATGGCTAATGTAAAAGCGATTACAGGAGCGACAGAAGAAGAGTTTCAGAAGTTAGAAAAGTCTGCAAAAGAGTTAGGTGCTACTACTCAATTTACAGCTAAAGAGGTTGGACAACTACAAGAGGAGTATGCTAAATTAGGTTTCACCACTGACCAAATACTAGACGCCTCAGAGGCTACATTAGAACTAGCAACTGCCACAGGTTCAGACTTAGCGCAATCTGCTAAAGTTGCTGCTGGGGTTATTAATGGTTTTGGTTTAGAAGCTAAAGACACGCAGAAGATAGTTGATGTAATGGCTAAATCTTTTACTTCATCCGCTTTGGATATTACCAAGTTTGAAACCGCTATGAGGCAGGTTGCTCCAGTAGCTAAAACTGTTGGTTTGTCTGTTGAAGAAACAACGGCTGCGTTAGGTGTTTTAGTTGATTCTGGAATAAGAGCAGAAACAGCTGGTACTGGTTTGAGAAATATTTTACTAGAAACTAAAAAGGCTGGGATTAGCGTAGAGGACGCTTTTAATAAGATAACAACTAGCTTAGACCCTTCTAAAACTGCTTTAGAATTGTTTGGTAAGGAAAACTCGGCAGTTGCTATTACATTAGCTGATAGTACTAGAAAAACAGCTAGATTTACAAAGGAACTAGAAAACTCTAACGGAGCTGCTTCAGCTATGGCTAAAATAGTAGGAGATACTTTAGAAGGAGATGTTAAAAGGCTTAATTCTGCTTGGGAGGGGTTGGTTCTTAACTTAGGTCAAAATGGTGAAGGACTGTTTAGAGAAATAACGCAAGGCGTAACTGATCTAATTGGTGGTATTTCTGATTTAGTTAAAAACACCCATGAACAATCTGATGCAATGGAAACGCAAAGGGTTAAAATGAATGCTTTAGTTCAAGGTATTACAGATGTTAACACAGGGGAAGAAGAAAGAAGTAAGTTAATAAATGAGTTAAATGCTAGATACCCTAAATTCTTAGGTAATTTAGACGCTGAAAAAGTGACTAATGAACAGCTAAGAAATAGATTAAAAGAGGTTAATGATGAATTAGTTAACAAGATAATTATACAGCGTGAAAACGAGAAGATAGAAGAAGCTGGAGAGCAGTTAGCTGAAGATAGAATAGATAGAGCTGAAGAGGATATAGAATTAAGACGTAGGTTGAATAGACTTAATACTGAATTAAATCTAGGGCTTGACTTGTTGAATGGGACTTTAGAAGATAATGTACAAGCTACTCAAAAAGCTATAATAGCTACTGCTGATAATGGTTTAGAAAAAACAGCGGCAATAGCTCTAGCTGCTCAACTAGGGCTAGAGTATGGCAGTTTAAAAGATGCACAAGATGATGTAACAGAGTCTACTGATGAATTAAACAAGGCTCAAAAGGATAAAAACGAGCTGCTTAAATCTTTAGGTATTAACGAGTCAGACTACACTGATAAAGTTGATGAGAACACAGAAGCGGTAAACGCTAATAATGATGCTACCGCTAAATCTGTAAAGAACTTGAATCTAATTAATAAAGAATTAGAAGAAATTGATGATGATGATTTTTTCTGGAATGATGAAGAGTTAGATAAGCAAGAAGTGTTTTTTGATGAGTCAGAAAATAGTTTTAAAAAATTCGCTGATGCAGTAGAGAAGATAAATAAGGGTATATCTGATGTAACAGAAAAAGAAGCGGATGATAGAGCTAAAGAGTTTGCGTCAGAAGCTAGAGAAAAGTTGGATGCTGAAATTGAAGCAGAAAATCAAAGGCTAGAGTTTAAAAAGGAAGTCAGGAAACAAGAGTTAGATTTAGCTGAACAAGCAGCAAGTGCTTTAATAGATGTATCTAATAGAAGAGTAGAGCGTCAAAAGACTTTAGAATTAGCTTCTTTAGATGCTAGACTAGAACAAGGTTTAATATCTCAGGCTGATTTTGAGAAAGAAAGAGAAGCGATAGAAAGAAGGGCATTTAATAAACAAAAGAGGCTAGAAATAGCTCAAATACAAATATCTTTAGCTAGAGAACTAGCAAGTATTGCGGCTAACTCTGCTGGAAACCCATTAAATGCTTTTACTGGTGGTACAGCTGGTGCTGTTCAAAATAGAATATTAGCAGGTTTAGCCGTGGCAAGAGCAGCGGTACAAACTGGAGTTGTCGCTAGTCAATCATTTGCAGAGGGAGGTTATACAGGTGATGGTTATGGTAGTCCTGATTCTAGTGGGTTTAAACAAGCTGGTGTTGTCCATGAAGGTGAGTATGTAGTACCTAAACACGTTTTAGAATCTCAAAGAGGTGGGCAATTAGTAGGAGCTTTAGAATCTATGAGAACAAGTAGACCTGCACCATTTTCTAGTATAGGATTTGCTAACGGTGGTTTTACATCTGCACCATCTAGCGTAGATATAAGCGGTTTAAGAAGTGAAATATCAGCAGCAGTATCAGAATCAATAGGAGCTATCCAAGTAATAAATGTTGCAAGTGAAACCGTTACAGAAGCAGTAAGAGTAAACAATATCCAAGCAGAAGCTAGTTTTGGATAGTAAATAACTAACAATTAGTAAATTAACCACTGTTTTAATTAATGGTGGTTTTTTTATATCTTTATACTATGTGGTTAGCTAAACTATTCGGACAAGTGAAAAACTTTGATAGTGATATTGTTACTAATAAGGTAAAAGAAGAAAGGCTATCTATTTGCAATACTTGTCCACACAAACGAGCAGACTTTAAAACATTGCTAGTGAAAAAGAAAGGAGTAGCGCAATGCGGAGTATGTAAATGCTCTATCTTAGAGAAAGCAATTTGGGAAAGCGAGGAGTGCCCTAAAAATATGTGGAATGTTTAACGTAAGCGAAAACATAAAGAATATCCAACCAGAAGAATGGATTAAGATAGAAGAAGCTGTAAATAAAACATATCGTAAGATGATGTGGGATAGAGCAAGCTTTGATTATTTAGTTGACCTATTTATTAAAAACGTAGAACCAAATTTTACCCCGTCATGTTCAAAATGCAGAAACAGAGTAGCAGGTTACTGGAAGCAGAGGCTAGAGAATTACAAGACGCTTTAACTCATTCACTATACTCAGTAATAGATAAAGCTATGGACGGTAGACACGCTGTCACTATCCTTTTAGATGCTGGGTTAATAGATGAAAAGGCTGTTAGAAACATTTCGGTTATAAACGACTACGATATAATGCGTAAGAATCCTTTGTACTTAATGAAGGATATTTACTATAACTTATCAGTTAAATATGATGTGTCAATTAATTTAGTTAAGAAGATTGTATTAGAAAGAAATAAGTGATGGATTTTAATAATTATTATATAGACGAATTAGTAGAGCTTAGGGAGAAAGCTAGGGAATCTAAAGATTGGGGCTTATCAGATGAGTTAAGAAAGTTTTTAGACTTAAAGAAAGCTTTTGTTTTTGATACTCCAGAAGGTCAAGTAGTTTTACACTCAAACAAGTTTAAAGACAGGAAAGAGTTAGAAGATTACATTAAAGAGCAAAGAAGATTAGAGGCGTTGGTTGACTCGTTTACTTATTCCAATCTTGATAAAGAAAGTATTGAGGATTTCAATAGATTAGTTGAGCTAGAGAAAAAAGATAAGATTAAAGACCCGTTGTATTATATTTTTCATTAATATTGTAGTGCTTGATTTCATAAGTAAATAGGTTTAGCAATAGTGTGTAGAGAGGTTAACGCCTCTCTTTTTTTTGTCTAAACTTTTTATTCACAACTTATTATACCAATTAGTACAATTGTACTATGAATTGGTATTCTATTAATAATTCTATACAAAATAAACTATCAATTGCGATAGATGAGGAAATCGGTTCTTTTGGGATAGACGCTAAGTCTTTTATTGATGAGGTAAAAGCTTCAGGGTCTAAGGATATTGAATTGACTATAAATAGTGGGGGTGGATCAGTTTTTGACGCTCTTGCAATTTATGACTTTTTGAAAAACTCTACTTTTAATGTAGAAGTTAAAATTGAGGGGTTAGCTGCTAGTGCTGCTACAATTATTGCATTGTCTGGTGATTCTAAGCCAGTAATGACAGAAAATAGTTTCTTTATGATTCATAACGCTTGGATGCCTGTTGTATCTATGGCTGGTATGAATAGTGATGAAATTAGAGAATATACAGAAGAGTTAGAAAAACAAGCCGAGTTAATGGATAAGATTAACTTAAAACTTGCTAAGATTTATTCTAATTCAACTGGTGTTGAGTTGTCAGAAGTTCAAACTATGATGGCTAACGAAACTTGGTTAACTGCTGAAGAGGCAAAAGATTTAAACTTCATCGGTGAGATTGAAGGAGCTTTAGCTATTGCTGCTTATGCTTCACCTAAAGAGTTAGCTAAGAAAGGGTATGAAAAAGTACCATCAAACTACGTAAATCAATTAAATAACGTGAATATGTCTGAAAACAAAGACGGTCTATTAGACCAGTTGAAGGCTTATGTATCTGATTTATTAGCTCCAAAAGCGGAAGCAGTAGAAAAAAAAGTAGAAGAGACTCCGGAGGTTGAGGCTACTGAAGAAGTTACTGAAGAAGTAGAGGAAGTTACTGAAGAGGTTACTGAAGAGCCAAAGGATTCAGTGGATGTAGAAGCTATCAAAGCAGAGCTATTAGCATCTATTAAAGCTGAAGTTTCTGCTAAAGATGAAGAATTAGCAGAGTTAAAGAAAGAATTGGATAAAGCTAAAGCAGCTAGAAAGCCATTAGAGGCTAAAGCTGACGCTGTTAATCCAGAAGTTAAAAGTGAGAGCGCAGACGAGCTAGGGGATGCAATCTTAAATGTTTTTAAATCTAGCGGTTTTATTAAATAATATTTAAAAATGGCAAATTTTATTACACAATCATTCAATGTTACTTACTCAGGTAAGGATATTGTAGACGAGTTATTCTACGCTCCACAGGAGGGGTCAGATGACTTAATGGGAATTAGAAAAATGAATAACGTTAAGACTAAGGTGAATATGTATTTACCATCTACTCTTAACAAAATTGTAAGAAAGTACTCTACTTGTGGTTTCTCTGCAACTGGTAACGCTATTGACGTATCAGATAAGACTTTAGAAGTTTCAAGGCTTAAAGTAAACTTAGAGCAGTGTGGTGATACTTTCTACGGTACTGTATGGGAAGAGTTCTACAACCCAGGTACAGCTATTGATGATTTAACTAATACTATTGTTGGTGACATCGCTAGAAGAAAAGTTGCTGAAGGGATTAGAGATGATAACGGGCGTATCGCTTGGTTCGCTGCTGATTCTGCTGCTTCAACTGATTACAGCCAGTTTGATGGATTTATTCAGTTATTCGTTGATAACTCTGCTGAGTTAGGACAGTACTTAGAAATGACTGACATTGCTAATGTAGAAGATACTAACGGTGACTTAGTTGCTGATGGTGCTTACGAGTTATTAAAGTACGCTTGGGAAAATCAAACTAAGGTTTTACGTCAAATGCCAAATGCTTCTAAAGCGTTTAGAGTTACTTGTACTGTTATGGATAACTTAAGAACTACTTACGAGCAGTTAGGAACTGGTAACAACTTAGGTTTATCTATGTTAATGGATGGTTCAACTCTTACTTTCAGAGGTGTAGCTATTCAAGAGGTAACAGGTTGGGATACTCAATTAGCTGATGCTGCTAACCCTAACTCACAAGGTTTAGGTATTGACATTGGTAAGAACTTATTAGTTTACACTGTAAACGATAACTTAGTTTTAGGTTCTGATGTTACTGATCCACAAGCTCAATTAAAGTTCAGAAGCAACGATGATGACGATGAGTTGTTAAAAATCATTGCTAAGTACAAAATGGGTGCTCAGTTCGTACATGGTGAATTAATTTCAATGTACTTCTAAGAATAAATTAAGCCCCTGCGAAAGTGGGGGTATTTTTTAATTAATAAAATTATTTAATATGTCAGAAATTTCAACAGACGTTCTTATTAACTGTAACGATGAGAACAGAAGAGGAGGTATTAAGAGAGTATTTGTTATCAACAAAGATGATATTCAAAGCTTTACGGTATCAACTGACCCAGAACACGCTTATACTGCGGTTGTATTAGAAGATACTGATGCTGTATGGTATGAGATTGAAGGAGAATTACAAACTAAGTCTTTTTCTTCTGAAGGGTCAAGAGAAAATGGTTCTATTGCTTATGAAAATACTTTAGAGGTATTCTCACCAAGAATGGAAAAAGTTAAGGCTTACGGTCTTAATCAGTATATTCAATCATGTGGTTTAGTTGTAATCTTTGAAACTTACAACAAAGAAACTACTGAAAACAAAGCTTTTGTATTAGGGTATGATGAAATCATGGGGGTAGATGCTCACGTTGACGCTATCGCTAACGAAGTTTTAGAAGCTGAGGTACAAGGTCAAAACGGTTATACTGCAACATTCGCAGGAACAGGAGCAGAGTTAAAGTATGAGTTTGTTGGTTCTATTGTAGCTAACAGCGGTACTGTAAACTTCGGTGCTTAATCTTATTTAAGGTCATAACTTGGTTTATGGTAGGGTAGTTGCTTATGCAATGAAGGGGAGTCTTAATTGATTCCCCTTTTTTATTGATAACAGTATTGTAATTGCAACCTCGTACCTCGGCAGTCGCACAAGCTCAATTACAAGGATGTTATATTTAATACTAAGCACCTACTATACCAATAGGTGTACCGTATAAATGCAAACAGCTAATACCTTCTTTGTATTTTTCATTTGTGCCAATATCTTTAAAGTAGAAGTTAAATTTTTCATACTTCCATCTTCTCCCGTAACCATCTGCTAATTCAGTTCCTTGGTTATCCATTAACCAGTTAACCATTTCTTTAGCTGTTTTAAATTCTATTTTTCTCATAATGTTTTCGTTTTTAAATCCGTACTAAAATATAACAATGGCTAAAACGGCATTAAAACGACCGTTTAGCCTAACCGTTATATGCAATTAAAGTTCTTGTGGTTCTAATTCATTTTCATCAATAAACTCTTGTCTTTCATCTTCTTCACTAAAAATGAAATAAAAATCAAACTCTTTATCATAATACTGCTTTTGTTTGTCTGAAGTAAATAATTCAACATTTTTAGTATTTATCATTTTCTGACCAGTCCAATCATCCATAATATCATCAACAAAACATTTTCCGTTCTTAATCCCAACAATAAAAACGTATTGCCATTCTCCAATTTCACTAAAACTTGATACACCAACTGAATTTTCAGTACTAAAATCTTCTTTTTTCATCTTAATCTATTTTTATTATTAATAAAAGCATATAACAATACCTATATGCAAAACTTCATTTCATTACGTTCAGCACATAGCCAAAACGTTAGCCACAATTAATTGCTTTCAATAGTTTTTCTGCTAACTTTTCCTCTAAATTATTAAAGGAAGTGTATCCTAAATCCCACTCTTTCAGTTCTGCAATTAACAGTTCACGTTGTTGGCTAACATCGTGTAACAACAATTGCTCACTTTTCCACTTATCAAATAAAGATATTGCATACATTCTTGAAGCATTATCAAATATCAAATTACTTGATTCTGCTCTTTGTTTATAGCCCTCTATAAAGGCTTCTTTTAGTAAATCCATTTTATAAAATTTAGTTATTAATCCACGCAACAATTGTTACACTTTCAAGTTATATGCAATTATTTTTTACCTACCGCACTTTTTAGCAAGTGGTTAATTTCCTTGTTTACGCTTCTATCGTTTTCAGAAGCCAACCGAACTATCTTATCAAATAACTCGGTTGGTATTTCAATTAGTTTCTTTTTCATAATGTGATTATTTAAGCGTACCATTCTTCATACGCTTTTTTTAAGTATTTTTCTGTCGCTGTTGTAGCTGGGTTATTTAGTGTTTTTACTACACCAGAAATAAAAGATTCAAAATTTTCTTTTACATATTTTGTCTGCTTTTCTTTTACCTTTTCTAATTGCTTCAATGAATATCCATTTGAACCCCCATTCATATAAACTAAATAATTAGCGTTAATGCTACCAGCAAATTTCGCAACTTTTTCAATTCCTAAATTTCTTAGTGTATTTTCTGTAATTGTATTCATTTTGTTTTTGTTTTAATGATTAACTGATACAAACATAAGCATATATTTTATATATACAATAGATATACAAAGAAATTTTAAAAATATTTTTCCAACGCTCGAAAATAAAAGCATATAACAACATATAAAGTGCATTAAAACGCACCTTATACAATGCGTTAACATTAATACTATGCTACAAGTACTAAATCCGCTAATGTTCGTAAACTTTCAGCACCATCATACTCATCAATTTCAAAGGCAGTACCAATAGGCAACCAATGAATTTCTAAATTTT